TGCATTCATTGTGCCACCACCTAATGTAGCTGCTGATGCTCCTACTGAAGAAGACGTTGCTACATCTGGCATTGTTGGTGCTGTGCCACCTTCATACTTTGTGCTCAATACAGCGGCCAATTGTGCGGCACCCACTACTCCAGTAGCAATACCAAACGGCAAACCTGTAGGAATACCACCACCAGTAGCAATGGCCTTCATAACTGCTTCAGCTGTACTGATTGCAATTGACGCCACCTTCAGCGCTTTCTCTCTGATAAATTGCTGCTTTCTTAATTTCTCTGCAGCATCAAATTGTTTCTTCTCTAGGTTGTATGCAATGAGTGCGTATTTATCATTGATGGCCTGCTTCTGCTCAGCAGTTAAATTTGCATTGTCAAGTTCTGCTGTTTTGCGTTTCTCCAATTCTGCAAGCTGTGCATCTGTCTCCTTTTGCATAGCTGCTATTTTAGCATCTTGAATCTGATTGATTGCATCATTCATTTGTCCTGCCATGTCAAGTCCTTGTGCAGCATTGGCAAGTCCTTCAGTCAGTGCTTTGGTATCTTCTTCAAACTTCTTCTGAGCGGCTGCCTTAGCATCTGCATTTGCCTTGTCATCAAGCTCCTTCATCTTCTTGTCCTTGGCTATCTTCATAGCTTCAAGTGCCAAGTTGTACTGCTCCTCAGTCAATAGTTTCTTGTCCAGATTTTCCTGCAAAGTTTTGAGTTCAGCTGCTTGTGCATTGTCAAAGTCAACAACAGCCAGTTCATACTCATTCAATACCAATCCTTGGAACATTCTCAATGCCGTGTGGCGCTCCTTCAGATTGTCTTCATATTTCTTCTGGTCCTCTTTGTCAAATTTCTCTGTACTCTTTCTGAGCGCTGCATCTTGTGCCGCTTCTAGTGCAGCAATGTCATCCTTGTTCTTTTTGTTTTGCTCTGCTTGTGTGATCAGGTTGAAGTAGTATTCTCTGATTTTGTTTTCTTCTAGCTGGCGTGCTGTCTGCTTGCTGTCTTCAAAGTCATTCAATGCCTTCATGATTTCATCATCAAGTTGACGTTGCTGTTCAGCTATATTGTCAAGTCTAGCCTTCTCAATATCTGCTAATTTCTTTGCTTGTTCCTTTGCCTCATCTGCAGCTTCTTTGTTGGCCGTGATCTGAATGATTTTCTTCTCAGCTTCTTGGTCCTTGATATCCTCTTTCATTTTGTCAAGGTTATCTTTGGCCGCTGTGCGCTGTGCTTCGTATTCCTTCTTCATGAATTTGTTATTCTTCATCAAGATGTCAAGCGCTAAAATGTTATTTTCATACTCCTTGACCTGCTCTTTCTGGTAGTCAATGGATGCTTGTATTTTTTTCTTTTTCAATTCAACAGTGCTCAGTCCTGCAGCTTCAGCCAAGGCTATCTCTCTGTCAAAATTATTTTGTTCCTGGTCAAATTCTTTTTTCTGCTGTGCCCGGAGTTGACGCTCCTTCTCCATCTGCTTCTCAATGCGTGACATTCTCTTTGCATGTGTAGCTGCTCTCTTTTTGTCTTCATCATCTTCAATCAATCCAAGCATTTGAAGTCCTTTCACTGCAGCCATGATCACACCAATGAACGGCAAGAATATACCAATGACAATCTTCACACCTGTTCCAAGCTTGTTGAACCAGCTCACTGCCTTTCCTACTACAGATGTAACTTTTTCCCAGTTCGATATCAACAAACCAAGGCCCACCACCAAGGCACCAATACCAGTGGCAATGAGCGCAAGTCTGAATACCTTCATGGCTCCAGTAGATTGACCTACAGCAACAGCATATGCTCTCTCATACACTGCTCTCAGCTGCATACCTACCACGTGCTCTTTGTTCAAAAGTACTGCTATCTCATTTGTGGCATTCATCAAACCTTGCACGGCCTGAAGCTTGACCATTGTCTTCATTAGATCCTCATTCTCCACACCAGCCATAGCCATTGCGCTCTCAATTCCTTGGAACACAGCGGCACCACCTTGCAATGCTCCCATTGCTGTGTCAAGTTTAACCGTATCTGATGATAAAGCTGCCACCTGGCTCTTGATATCACCGATGGCATCCTTCAATTCACCGGCTGCAGCAATTGCCTCTTGACCTACAGGTGAATCCATCCCTGCAGCAGCAGCAATGTTCTGGTATTCCTTCATTGTTTTGGTCATTTCACGCATTGTCATGCCGCCAGCTTCTACCTTAGCATTCAATTCTGTGAGTCTTTGTGAGAATACATCAGTACTAGCACCGTCCTGCACCGTACCTTGCAAGGTATTCACGTCCTTATTTAAGCTATTTACTGCTTGGTCAAAGGATTTTATGTCATTCACACTGTTTCCAGTGTCTACTTTCAATGAAAAAACTGCTTCTTTTGTAGCCATTATCTTTGGTATTTGTCAGGTGATATTGTTATTGTGTACGTTTGTGCGCTCTCAGCTGTCACCAGGCGAATGAGTTCCACCTCAGTGCTGGCCATCTTGCCGCTGTCATAGTTGTTTACTTTCTGAAGTCTGAATACCACACCATCTATCTGGATGAGTTTCTTGAAGTTCAGCTGTCCAATGTCATTGCTCTGGAGCATTGCCTTAGCTGTGAGCTGCTTTCCAAACTTGCTGATGATTTCACGAATGAATGTTTCATGATACGCATACAGATTGTTGGTAGTGTATGCAATTGTCTCACCGGTAGTGTAGAACACATATTGTGGCACACCCCAGTTCAAGTCAAAGGTAGGACTGAGGATGCTGTCCAAGTGGCCCACGTATGGATACTTTGTCTGTGGATGTTCTACATCAAATTCATCTGTATGTATCCAATCTCCTTCTTCAAGATTACCCACTTCACCTCTCATTAGCTGAACAATGAATGGCTTGGCCACCTTCTCCACTCTATTGATGACTCCATTGCTTTCAGTCTTCATCTGGTAGGCACATGGAATGATGAGCTCAGTGAAGTCAGAACCGTCAAACTTTGGCAGGCGCACCAATGGCTTTTGGCTAAACGGCAGTTTTGTCTCAGTCTTGTTCTGGCTGAATGCACTACCACTGCTCACACTGTTGTTGCCATACTCCATCAAGGTATCATCAGCATAGCGTTTGCTCCAGTAGTCATCATCCTTCTCAAAAACAAAGCTGTAGTCTTTTGCAGCATAGTTGATAGTCGGAGTGATTTTGATAGGCTCTGACTTGTCTATCTTGTATGTCCAATCTATAGCAGTATCTGTGCCCTCATAGAAGTCAACAAGCGGCTCTATCTCCAAGATAGTAGGATTGAATACGTTTGGCTTGATGTACAGGTTGAACATGTCACGTATGCCCTTGAAGAATACATCTGCAGTCATTGAAGGTAGAAGTGTACCTATGTTCAATGTTGATCCTGGAGTGAGTGACTGCGGTTGCTTTTCAAGATTTAATATAGCACCAAGTGACTCAATGGTAGCTGTCATTGTTCCAGGCTGATTGAGATTGACACTGTACATGTTCAATTGAAGTCTAGCATCTACCACATCACTGAACGTTAAATTGATAGGCACATTGATGTCAAATACATAGTCAATTGTGAACAAAGTCACACCCGGTGTTATTTGTCCCACAGCAATTTGTGTCACGCTGTCATTCAAACCATTCTTTCTCACAATGAGAGATACATTCCAATCACCAAACAAAAAACCTGATGTACTAGTCTGAGCTCTGAATCTGTGTTCACCTTGATACTTCACAGCAAACAAGCCTTCACTTGATGGCACAATACTCAATGGTGATGCTGTCTGCACTTGACCTTGCAAGTCAGCTGTCACCGTACAGTCATAGTTGTTGAATGAATTAAATGCAGGTATCCATGTTCCTGTCTTAGACACGTTCATCACAAAGCCATCAGCATCATTGTTTTCTGTGGTGAATACACTGTCTATTGCGGCCTGCTCATTGGTGATCTGTGGCAGGACTCCACCAGGATAGGCAAGAAGCAGACGTTTGAATCTTTGGCTCTCAAAGAAGTTGCTTTGCCAAGTTATTCCTGCAGCATCAAATGAGCGCTTCAGAATGTCATAGCAGAATACATGTGGCGGTATGTGCTCCACTCCAAAATTGTCTGCAGCTGAGCGGTCATAGCCATAGTCAATCAGGCCATAGTAGTAGCCAAGTCCAAACCAATCAGGTCCACTGCCATTGGTGAATGGTGCACCGTTGCGCACAATGGTACCATTCCAGCTGTCTTGCTGATTGGCATACGTGAATTCATGATTATACTCAGTCCAATCTAGTGCATTGATTTTAATATCTTTCAGCCTGCCATTGTAGTCAATGGTCTCTGAGATGAGCACAATGTTGAAGGTCCAATTGCCTTGGCTCTGTACACATTCCTGTATCTGACAAACACCATTGAATTCAAGCACTCCATTGTGGTAGTACTGTGCTGATGCTTTCACTGAAGGATCAAAGTTCATGTATGCCATTGGCGCTCCAGGTGTAGCACTTAAGCTGAACACGTTGGCCATCAGCTGAACATTTGTAGCGGTACCAGGTAGTGCAATTGTCTTGCTGTTGTTTCCTTTCCTGGAGCTGATGTCTTTGATGTCACTGATGGCATAGGTCAATGGGAAAGGTATCTTGTCATTCAAGTCTACCTGTATGCCGTTTATGTATAACTCCATACTAGTTCAATTGTGTTCTATAGCTCCAAGTCACTGTGATGTTCACGGTCTCTTGGATGAGTCCATCCTTGAAACGTGACTTCAATACATTCTGATTATTCTCTACCACCACTGGTCTGAAGTTTCCACCTCTATCAAGCAGCCACACTTGTGCTGATTCGTACAGTTCACGCACTAGCCAGTTCTGTACTGCAGGTTTCATCCAATCAGAATTCAATATAATCTTGTCTTCTGCTGTCTTCATGGCTGTCTTCTTCTCAGCATCATTCAAGGTCAAATCGTAGTAGCCTTCATTCCATCCACCACGCTGCACCTGGTACCCAAAACTTTGAAGCTGTGTTGAATCAATGCGGAGCAGGTCAAATGAATACTGATCTAGCACTCCAAACTTATTCATCCAGTACAGCTTGTGATGTGTGAATCTGATGCAGCTTCTGTCAAAGTACAATCTGTACGGCTGTGTCTCAGCTACATCTAATGGATCTATTGTGCTAGTGGCTCTGATCACTACTTCATAGTAGTAGCAATCATCCCATTGATACCCGGTGGTCCATCCATTAGCATCCATTGAGCTAGGTGAAATGTCCAGCATCACCACTCTTTCAAACAAACCAACAAAGCCAGTGAATGAATATGTCTCAGCACCAGTGATATCATATATCTTCAGAATCAATTCATAGCTAGTCAATGACTTCTTTGCCAAGATGCCTGCATGGAAAGGATCTGAATAGTTGGTGAATTGCTTCTCTGTAGATGGAAAGTAAGTCAGCCACTCTGGATAGGTAGGATTTAATGGATCAATGTAGTACTGAGTGTGATTAAATGTCACAAACTTATCGTATCTCAAAGCAGCATTGAAACCAATAAGATTGTCTGATGTTGCATAGTCTTCAAGTGCTGGTGGTGTGCCATAGCTTTCATACACTCTGATGCCTACTGTGTTCCATTGGTCAGCTGTCTCACAAACAAAGTCCACCTGTGTAGATGTGTGAGTGCGAAGGAATGAGCGCACATAGTCTGATGCGTCAAACTTGCTGTATGTATCAAACATTGGATAAACTTCATACGTGCCAAACAAGGCAGTGTCAATGTACAGCTCCACTTTGTAGCTGAAGTTTGGCTGTCCTGTCTGGTCAGATGAGAATGACCATAGCATCTCATTGTTGACTGGAGTGAATAGAAGCGGCTGCTGTAGAATAGTTATTGCCATTTGTCAGTGTTTTTTGTAAATGAGACGTCAAACATCAAACCGGTCACTGTAGCCAAGTCAGATGCTATCTTGTTTAGAACATCATCTGTCATGACATTCTCTGTGATTCGTTTAGGCTGCAAACCGTGATGCTTGATACTGCTTGCCGTTGCATATGCTTTCTCCATGCTGCCACCTTTCCACTGCTGTATGGCCTTAGCCATGTTTCCACTGACATATGGAGTTCTGAAGCTATACTGACTGCCAGATACTGTTGGCCTATTGTAGTTGTATCCTGGTACATTCGGCAATGCATTGACACCTTGGTCCTGATACTTGTAGTACTGATCTGCTTGTATCTCAAAGCTGAATGCTCCAGTTGGCATGTATACCACTGACTGCATCAAGGCACCTGTATTGTTTACATTGTCACTGATGTATTGCTTGAAGTCATCAGTCACTTGATTGGCTATCTGTAGAATGAGCTTCTCATACGCTGTTTTTGGCTGAGTCAGTTCCTGCTCAGATATGCCTAGTGTATCAAGAAAGTCAAGTTCTGCCATGTCTACTCATTATGTATTCTTGTTCCGTTTTTAGCTTGAAGTAGTTTAGCCAGAACAGTGTCTTGATGTACGGCTGCTTTGTTATTTGGTCCACATCCTTTTGAAGCTTCTCAGCCAAGTGTACCAGTAGCCCCGTCCAGATGAACCACTCTGCGTCATTTCTTTCATCTGAGCTGCTGTTGTCTCTTTCAGTATCCTCGTCTGCTCCTTCGCTCTGATCAGCTGAATCTCCAATATAGCGAGACTCCGCAGCTGTGACTGCCGCAAAAAAAAACCGAAGAAGTCTAGAAACTCATCACCAGGGAAACTTTTGAGGAATTTCTCCTTTCGTTTGGATGATGGATTGATGACCTTTCCTCTCTGGTCTTCTTGTGCATACTCCATGCCTTCTTCAATGTAGCAGATGGCTAGTGCTGCACATGGATCCTCAGCCACTGACTCAATGAGTTTCAAGTCAATGATCTGCCCGGTGCTCATAGTGCTGATGTCTGGCTCATACAGGTATGTGACTCCATCAATCACCACACGGCCTGTAGGTAGCTCCTTCTGTACGTAGGTGCCAAGCAATTCAATGATGTGCTTTGTGCAGGCTAGAACGTCATCAATGTGTGCTTTGCGGACACTGTTCACTGACAAGCCACTGAAGATGCTGATGAGCTGACACTGAAAGTCAAGTGATGTCATCAAGTCTTCTGAAGCTTCTTGGTACACTGGCGCTATCATCAGCCACTTTGACATCATATCTGGTGTGCAGTCCTGCAGTGTAGTTGGTAGTTTAATCTCAATCTGTTTCATGCTCTTAAAATTTTATACTTTCCTTTCATCCTGTAGTGGCGAAGTGAATGCCATGCTAGTGCCGTGCTCATCACTCCATCGTCATGCATACCGGAAGGAGCACTGTACTGCACTTTCCGTGTGTTGATATTGTAAATGTAGGTAAAATTTTCTAGTTCATCAATCAGCCATGCATGCTCCATAATGCGTATCTCATTCTGCTCAAAGGCCAGTGCCAAGTCTTCAATCAACATTGGCTTGCTCTTGGATGTGGTGGTGAATGGATTGACTAAATTTCTGCACTTGGTCTGCAGCATCTCAAAGAACACATCACCTTGATTGTTCACCTCTACCACGGTGACGGCATTGAAACGCTTGATGACATCAGCCACCTTGTCAATGATCTTGCTCCACTCATCTTGGCGCCATCTCTCCACGTGAATCATATGACCGTGTTCATTCAGTATGGTCAGCACAGTGTAGTCATCTGCTCTACCAATGTCAAGACCTGCATAGGCTTTACCACTTGGCTCTGATGCAGCTACAGATGTGCGCACGTTGCGGAACAGTCCAGATGCATTGTCAATAAATTCTGCCATGTACTCCTGCCTGAAGATGTGGTCCGGCATGGAGCGCTTTCTTTCTTCAAGGTCAGCTGGATGAATCATAGGATTGTCGTAGCTTGTGAAGTGAAAGTATTTGTATCTGTCATCATAGTTGGGTTGCATGCACACCTTGTGAAAGTGATTCTTTCCTTTTGGTGTGCTGATGAATATCACCTTCTTGCCCTTCACTAGGACGGTTGCACTCAGCACCTCATCCCATAGCTCTGACCTGGTGAATGCAAACTCATCAATGATCAGGTAGTCAAATGTGTTCCCTCGTATATTGTCCGGGCGCTCACCTGAGAAGAATGTGATTGTAGATCCAAAGCCACTGATGATGAGGTCAGACTTGTTGAAGTCAAACAGGCCACTGGCAGCAGTAGCACGCTCCATCTCACTGAAGACTTTCTTGCCCTGCTTATACACTGGAGTTACCCAGGCAATGTTGCACCCCTTGTCATTGATGGCCCAGTACAGCATCTGATTGATGCCAAGCATTGTCTTGCCAAACTGCCTGCCTATGTTCAAAGCATAGTACTTCTCCTTGCCTTGATTGATGGCAGTGTGAATGCTCCGCTGATTGTCATGTGGCTTGTATCCTTTGATTGTGCTCATAGTAGCAAAGATAAAAAAAGCTGTGCATCTTACAGGACACACAGCTATATTCAGATCAAGTTGCCGTCTATTCCGAGCTGTCATATCTGGGTTGCAGCAGATATTGTTATTCAAAGTCAAATTTCTCCACCGTCTTGGTCTCCACCTGTTGGCGGTCGTGCATGCCAAGCCTGTTCTTTGCGTAGAAGATACCCTTGCCCTCATTGGCTACAATATCTCTAGCCAGTGCTTTGAATGCTTCGTCAATGTTATGGATCACTCTCTGCTTCTCTGTGTTATCCCAGTTCAGCCATCGGTAGTAGCTAGATCTTTTTATAGTGTCCTGTCTGGAGTAGTTCCTTGGTATCCATATTCTCAGAAAAAAGTCAATGGTAGGAATGTGCCTATTGAGTTTTTTGACTATACGGCCCTGAGATACTTCCTCAGTTGTATTCGTCAAGCACTCATCAATATACTGTTCTGCCAGTGTGAACAGGTTATATACAAATGCAGGTGATTTATCGGTTGCCATAACTATATATATGTAAACCTGTTCTATTTAGACCTAAGATGGAGAATCTCATATATCTTCTCTCTTTTTATATTCCCTTTGATGCCTGCATACTCTTTGAGTTCCTTGTAGCTCATCTTGTCAAGTGTCTCCACTAACTTCAATGCTTCTCTCCTGGTATCAATCTGCTGCTCCTCACGGTCAGCTGTACCATTGGCTACTTCGTGTCTGATTCCAATAAATGGCTCAATACGGACCTCGTGACTAATGAAGTTCAATACATCCTGCATAGCATTTCTGATGCACGTACCACAGGACTTGTTCAGTCTTGTTCCTTTGATATCAAACAGCAGGATAGCTAGTTCATTCTTCAGTTCGCTCCCCAGTGAGCAGCTCCGTGTCTTCTTGAAGCGGTCCATCTGTGCTTGTAGTTCTTTTGAAAGTGTCATTGTTTAATATTTGTTTGAGTTGTTTTTCTAGGTTGGTGCCACGTATCTTCTTGCGGAGTAGCCGTGACTTGAATAGTTCAGCAATGAGAATTGCACCTATTGTAGCCAGGTGAAGTTCATTGGCTGACTTGTCCACGTTGGTATCATCTTGCTTCATAGATCAGTATTAGGTCAGATGCAAGGTAGGTGATGAATGATAGCATCACTAGTGCAGGATCTACAGCCAAGAATCCAATCACCGATATCCAAAAGGATAGGCAGGATTGACAATTGAGCGGCTTGTAATCAGGCAGGTTGAAGGTCATCAGCGCTCTGGCTATTCCTATGGAGCACAGTGTGATGATAATAAGCATAGAGATCATATTTGAATTGTTTTATTGCTTGGTGAATTACTTGAAGTGAAAGATCAGTCTCATTCCGGATGTCTCTGTAGGTCATACCGTACAGGTGCATCTTGGCTATTTCTTTGCAGAACAGATCAGTGTCATCCTTTGGCGGTTTCTCCAGGAACGTGATTAGCATATCTTCATACTCACTGAAGTCTTCTTCATCTGTCTTGATGAAGCACTCTGGTAGTTCGTGATTGATGATGCCACGTTGATATTGCCGGTTGAATTCTGACTGTTTCCAGTTCCATTGATTGAAGGCAAACTTTGTGAAGGTCTTTGGCAGTTCATCTGCTGGTATGTCTAGCTGGTGCAAAAGGAGGTACACGTGACTCACCAGGTCCACACTGAGCTCATTGTTCCGTGTGAGTTTCTTGGTGATTTCGTATGCCTCCTTTGACCAAAACATAAGCTAATGTACTAAAAATTTGAACAGGTCATTGATAAATTGTTGATTGACCTGATGCCCATTCATAAAGCGCCACAGCTGATTGTACTTTAATCCTGTATCTTTAGCCAAGTTAATCAAGCGGTACCTGTCACGGCACCGCTCTTTCACTTGACGTATCATCCAGTCAGTCAGTTGCTCTCCATCAGAAAGGCAAACCGTCATCTTCTGTTGCATCTTGTATCTTCTTTGATGTTGATACTGGAGCTTGTTGCTGCTCCTCAGGTTTCACATACGGCTCCTGTACTGGACCACTCATATACTTGATTCCAGATGCAGCGTCACGTACCCATAGAGATACTTCTTTCATCTTGCCATCTACCACCATTTTACCTTTGTAGTCCGGTTGATTTTCAGCTGTCTTCTTGTCATTTTTGAAGATGACAATTGTGTTGTCTTTTTGTTCCATTGTATTTGATTTGATTGTTTACTTTGTATTGTCATAGATTGATGCCAATATATATACCTGCAATAGTCCGATGAGTATTAGTATTGCCGTGCCCATTAGTTCAAGTCTTTTGCACTACCACCTGCAGCTATCCAAGCAGATGTGAATCCTTTTTTCCATTCCTCATTGTCTGTATGCTTGTACATTTTCCACGTAGCCATCATTCCAGTCAGTGCATCATAGGCTGTCTGAGCTGCGAATGCTTCAGGATCATTGATTTTCATATCAATTGATTCACTGATTTCTTCATACTGCTCATTTGTGATCCAATCGTGCGCCAATGCCGTGAATGTTATCTCATAGTGTGTGATGCCGTGCTTGCCATCATACATCTGTTTTTGTCTTACTGTGCTCATATCTCTGTTGTATACCAAGTATTTACTACATCTGATTCGTTACACGGCTTAGATTCACCATATACTTTTGTGGTCAAGTATCCAGCCATCTCTACAGCCTTGTCCATTTGTGATTTCCACGCACCTGATTGTGTAGCCAGTGCAGCTGCTAGCTGAATGACTGCATTGTCAAAGAATTCTCCTCTTTTCATTTTATTTAAGTGTTAATTGTTTGTAATAATTCTCATAGTATTCTGAGCAGATTGCTAGGCGCTCCATTATTTCAGCCTCTACCAAGATGTCACGGTCATACTGGAGCACTGTGATACGCTTGTCTGCAGGAATGTGGTCCACCTGGTGAAGATCGTGATTGTCAAATAAGCTCAGCAAGCTTGCATCAGTAGTCACTAGGCAGTATATGACTTCAGCTTGTGGTCTGTCATACAGCATCATATAGGCTCTCATCTGCCATTCATAGTCTGAATTGATTCCATCCTGTGGCAGTGCAGGCCAAGTGTCAATGGACCAGCTTGTTTTGATGTCAATGATAGTATCAGATGTGATGATGTCACATTCTCCAGTGAGATAGTCATTGGACACACGGCCTACGTGCTTGGTATAGCTTTCCATACGGACTGTGTTCAGCAGTTCAATTGAATCTGCCTCTTGTTGTTGTCCTTTGTCCAGGTACCTAGATGATATCTGATTGCGGTAGTTGAAAAAATTCTCTTTAGCCAGCTGTTCAATGTGGCTCTTTGCGGTCTGTGATAGGACCTCTGACTTGGATCTTGCTGATGTCATCAGCTTACCCAATGATGATGCTCTAAACTTCATTTGTTAAATTTCATTAAATGTTAAAAAACCTCTTTTATCAATTGTCCACGTTACTTGTGACCAGTACTTTAAGTCATTGTACATTCTCTTAAAATATCCGGATTGAAAGTATATGTGTTCACTACAGGTATATCTCAATTCTTCACTAAATGAAGACAATTCCTTAAACCATCCTTCTCTTTCTTTTAGCTCTTTCTCTTTACAAGGGAAAAAACATATCAATTTATAGGCTTTGGCTTTTTGATTGTAGTAGTACATTCTGCTATCAATGTTTTTTGCCCTACCAAATTTTAGTACTGGATACAATTCACCAGTGCTCAAATTCTTATGATAGCACTTGCAGATGTAAAGTCCTGACTTCATATTGTTGTGTAAATTGAAAGTCCAATGGCTACAATAGCCAGTGCCAGGATACCATACCACCCAAAGAAGTGGTAGGTCAATCCCCAGATGGCAGTCAGTGTGATGATGGTCAATGCAATGAGTGCATATTCTGTAAAGCGTTTCATAGCTGATTTACTTTAATAATTTGTGACTCAGTTAAGGCATATGTGCTGATGAATTTCTCAGCTGTCCACTTGTTTGTGCCTGCTTCTAATGACTTGACAAACTTATCAACAAGCTCATCTGTAGCCACTGGCTTTGCTTTCGGCTTGCTTGCTAGTTCAGCATCATCATCTGTGGACTGAAGGCATAGCAGACTGGTCAATGAGTACCTGCGGTAGTAGCTCAATGCAGAACCAAGCTGCTGTGGTGTGCCATCTGTAGGCAATGTCATTGATGATTCAATGATTGTTGCCGTCTCTGGATCTACAATTCGTGTGATGACCTTGCCATCATTCACCGGTTGAATCAATAGTAGTCCGTGTGCCAGAAGAATCGGCTCCACTGTCTCCAGTATAGCATTCAAGTCAGCATAGGACCGTTTGAAGTGTGGATTGTTGGCATTCTTATACACCTTTCCAATCTCTTTCTTTGCGTGCCACAGTTTCATTGTGACATCACCTGCTGGAATGACCAGCGTTTCTTGTTCTTTTTTCATTTATTAAATTTTAATTTTTTACAAATATAAAAATAATTAAGTAAAATTCTCCCACCAAGTGACAAATTCATCAAAATTTCTCACAATTAAGTAAATTCCACCTGCCCGTTCAATGCTTTCCTGGTATTTTTTCTGTGCATCTGACTGAATATCCTTGCCATATTTTATCTCAATCTTCACTGAACGGCCCTTGATAGTTGCTGAAATGTCTGCAGATCCTGCAGTGCTTGTTGACTTGGTCCATTTGCCCTTGCCTACAGTCCTACTGATGCCGTCAAGGTCTTTGACTTTGGCAGCTTCACGGTACACACCCATTGTGTTGATACGTTCAGCCTGGTATCCATTCAGCTGTATCCATCCAGTCACACATTTAGTCAGCCCATTGGCTGATGAGTCACTCCATTTGCTCATTGCTAATGCGTGATCAGGAACAGAAGGATACTTCTCCTTCAGATGTGCTCTTTCAAGTGCTACTAGGCGGTCTTTGTTTGTCTTATTCATTGTTGTAATTTTCTTTGTAGTGTTGCTCAAAATACTTACCTGTTTCGTAACCTGTTAAAAAAGGTCTGTCTTCATTGTAAGCTAATTTCATTTGTTCCTTTTCTAAATCAAGAAGCTTTTTAGCATCTTCAATAGCAGTATGCAAGCCAGCCATAACAAAATGATATGACATTTCACCAAACAAATCTTTTTCTTCTTCTTTCTTTTTGGATGCTAATTCAAGCCTATGCTCTAGTCCTTGAATCAATGTTTTTAATGCTGTCTTATTCATAGCTCACATTGTGTTCGTTCATAATAGATCTAAGCTCCTCACGTATCTCAGTGATGATATCGGTGACTTCTTCAGAATAGTTTCCGTGCTTTACTTCTGACCTCATATACTGGTCAATCTGCCAGATAACTGCCTTGAATGCATTGCCATTCACAGCATCTTGGAATTCTTCTTGTTCCTCCGGTAGGTTAAAGGTGAGTGTTGCTGTCATTTCTCTGCTATTTCTTTGATGTAATTATTGATTGTCTGCCTTGATATACCCAACATATCAGCCATATGACTGCGGTTGAATTCCGGATGAGCTTTGTAAACTTCTTGCACCTGCTGCTTCTTGCTTTTGGTCTTATGAAGTGCTACAATTTTCTTCAATTCAAATGTCTCTGAAGACTTCATTTTGACTTTCTTAGCCATATTGATGAAGTACTTTGACAAGCGCTCAGCTTTCAGTACAGCATCCTTGGTGATAAAGTCTAATGGATACGGATCCTCACTGGTCATTGAGTCAAGTGTATTGAGCAGAAGTGCAAACCTTGGAATGTAGGACTTTTGCTTTGGCAGCATTGACTTCATATACTCATTCTCCATCTCTGAGTTCTGCATTGCAGTGATCTCATCAAAAATACGTTGCCATTCCTGCTTGGCTCCAGCGCTGAATGTGGCAATGATAGGAGTAATTTGATTGTCATTGTCATAGGTCACAATTCTGCGCTTCACTTCCTGGTACATATTGATAGTGAAGTCTTCATACCACTGGAGCAGTTCGGCATCCATTTCATTGTCATTGTATGTCTCCACTTCTAGATCAGGGAAGCAGGTCAAGATACGGTCAATGAAACCATTGTCTTTGTTTTCTTCAGTGAAGAATTGATTCAATATGCCTGGCTGAATACCTCCCAAGATTGGAATGACTGGTGACTCGACAAATGAGCTCTTTGATGTCTTTCTGTTCAGTGCCACACCTTTGTTGCTCCAAGATGATAACCAGAATTCAAGGTCAGAACCTGCCCTGTACTTATTCATATCTTTCAGCCATCCTGCCAGCTCATCCTTGAATACTCCAACGGCATTCTTATTCTCCTCATGCAGCTCAACGAGTGCCTCAAGCGTGATGTCAGATGCAATAAACTGAGTCTTTGTAGGCTTGCGGAGTTGCTCCTCACCTTCACGTTCCTTCTTGTCCATCTCCATATAGGCACGGTATGCATCCATACGTTTGATGTAGGTCTTTATTTCATTGTTATTTGCCTTCTGCAATGGGAAGATGATGTTATTGATATTCGGAGTTTTTCCCACTCCAGGCCTACCAACAATAGCCATCCACAGGATGCCGCTTTCCACCCACCCAGTCTTCACCTGTATCTTCACACTGTTGCCAATGATGATGCTCAGCATCCACATCATTGAGCACCCCATATAGTCAAGTGATGCATTGAGTGTGCGGTGACATTCAAGCATATATTGTTGAATAGCTGTAGGAAAGATATCTAGTGGGAACACCAGTTCACTTTCATCAAGTGTGATGTCCGCTGGAGAATACTCCACTGCAGGCATCTGCTTGACTTGTCTTGATCCATACTGCTTGGCATACAGGTCACGTGATGCTGCCTTCATATCACCATTGTGATATTTGTACGCATAGATGGCGAATGGTGATAGAATTGTCTCAGCTGGATAGATTGTTCCTGTGGAGAATAGATACAGATTGCCTGAGTCATTGAAGATGTAGCCACTATGTTCTGATGTACCACCGTTTCGCTTTACTACTTGGCGGTCCTTCAGTCTTCTCACAATGGTGAAGTCATCTTGAATGAGATCCCAAACTGAATTGCGCTGATTGAAGTCAGTCCAAGGTGCAATACTTTGAGCAGGAATAGGCTCGTGCTGTGGCTCAGCTACAGGCTCCTTGTAGTCAAATAGCCTGGACACGTGCATCAGCATTTCACGGTCCTTCACTGATATCTCCTTAATGTCTGAGTATCCTAGTGCTGTGACCTTCTTCTCATAGATGAATACATAGCCACCAATTCCCCTGGTCTCAATGATTGCCTCTGTAGATCCTTCAAGCTTGGCTAGTTTCTGATTGCCTTCAATGTGTTCACACTTGTAAAGAATGTGGTAGCCGTTGTTGATTGTCTTGTAGATTACAAACTTCTCCTCAAAGTCAGCAATGGTATCATTCAAGAAGGTCAGGTATTCTTTCCAAAAGTCCTGCTGTGCTGCTAAAGTTGGCAATGTCTTGAGGTCAATGTCAATCACCTCAAGTCCACCATACCCTGTGCACAGTCCTTGACCTTTGGTAGTCTCCAGTTCATAGACTTTGGCAAATTCTTCTTTGCTCATTGCTTTAGTCTGGAATTCTTTCCACTTGATATTAGGCACCTTCTTGTCACCTATGGTGATGATGCTATAGCCGTCATCAATTAGACGGTTGATTTTTGATAGTGGCAGCTTCATACTATGGCAGCGAATTCGTAGATGTAATTTGCTGCACCACTTTCATCCACCCTCATACCGGTGCATTTGAATAGTACTATACCTTCAGCCGTTTCAATCTCAATCTCAATGGCTGGATTGTCAGCTGTGTGGATCTCACGCTCCAATGTAGCCAGGTGAGTGAATGGATACGTGACACCAGATGTCTCAAAATACTCACGTAGGTTTCTTACAATTAAATACCGTTTCATTTTTCTAAATTAAGTTTTGACAAATGTAATAAGATTACACCGTAAATAATTTGTGTCAAAATTTTACACTGATTTTTACACTAATTTGACACTTTTTTTACACCTATTTTTGCTCTGCATTGCACTGATAGTCTAACTTACAGCGTTTTTGCTTTACACTTTTACACCAAAATGAAAAATTTTATTTTTTTTCAATCTGATTTTTTTTCAAAGTGTCACTGTAAAGTGTAAAAAGTGTAAAATTTTGACACTTTTTTTACACCTATTGTCACTGGTAGAATTCAATCCACTGAATAATCTTAGCAGTGTAGCTATATTCTTCAAGGATCACTAAGCGCTTCTGCTCATTCTTCTCAATTGGACAGTCAAAGTCATCCCTGAGCATAGCAATATCCTTCTCAATGGATGACCGGTGATAGTCCATTCCTGTGATGTAGTTCACACGTGCAGTGATTTGTTCAATGCTGTGCGGTTTCATCTGTAGCATATACACTATGCAGCTCATTCGTCTCAGTTTCTCTCTCATAGTATCTCCATAAAGTGTTCACGCTTGATGATTCCTTTATTGTCCAGGAACCAATCAGGATCTGTTGAAGTGAATTGAAGCTCCAGTGTCACAATTGGTCCTGCCATATGGCTCACTGACATATACATATTCTGTTCACTGAGCGCTGTGATGGAGAAGCGGTTAACTTCTTGCCACAGCTCACTGATGATACCCATATACAATGCATCACGTTGCTTCATAAACAGTTCGTGTTGATTAACACCATACAGTACAGTGCTGTGATTCATCCCAAACATATCACCTACCTGCTCAAATGTGAGTCCTTTGCGCATCTCACTGAAGATGTAGTATCTTTTGTACACTATGTCACGCTTTCTTGTTTTACGCTGCAATCCGTGTGCCTCAGCTATCTTAATCAGTTCTTTAATTGTTGCCATAATACTTCAATTTTTTCATTCTTAAATTCATCAATGTGACACAATTGGTCTTCTTTGCCGTGGTAGTTAAAATTGTCCTGGCGAAAGTAGCCATTGTCATCAATCTTTCCATAGCACCAAAAGCCACCTTCTGGCTCCACCTCATCAATCAGCCATATTCTAATCATTGTTCCTGGTCTCATCACTCAATACGTTTTTGGTCATTGTCAATTGATTTGAACAGCTCAGATGCTGAGTCAAGTCTGCCAGTTGCTTTGATGAAGTCCACTTCAATCTTTGCTGAGTTGATAATCACAGAACCAATGGCGCTGATTGCCTTTGCCTTGTCCACTTCTGCTTTGATTTGTTCTGGACTGAGTGTATCATCATCAATCCTTTCCAGTGCTGCGAATAGGTGATCACGTAGATCACTGATTTTGTTCTTTGCCATTGATTTTCTTTAATAGTTTATTGTTCAATTTTATTAGTTCTTTGATTTCTGGAGTGAAGCGGTGCCAGGTATTCATCTGCATTGCCTCAGCATAGGTCATTAGCTTCAAGTTTTCAAGCCTGCAGTCTAATGAATTGCCATTGATGAATACTACTTTCATCTTTGGCGGTATAGGACCGTGCTCCTGCTCCCACAAATAGCGGTGATATAGTACCCATTTGCTATCTGATAGCTTAATATGCACGTATTCTCTACCTGTTTTGTCCGGTCTTGGTGTTAATGTGCCATCAGGTTTCCAGTTTTGTGGTCTGATTCCCTTCTTGAACATTGTGCCCTTGACTTTCTCATACACTTCAGCAGGCATCTTCTGTCCTTTGTTGAATGGAATGTGGCCCTTTTTGAATTCAGTTGCTGGACTGCTTCTCACACCTCGTCTCAGTCTGCCACTGTCTTCACTTGCCAAGTACGCTGGATCCTTCTTCAATCCTCTGTTCATTGCCAGGTTGTATATCTGGCTCACTTTGACACCAAGGTCTGCAGCAATTTTGCTTGTCAATTCGTGTGGATACCTTCTCAGTATCTCTGCTTTCTGCTCAGCTGTCATACCTTCTCCACTTGAATGATTAACGGCTCCCACATATCCATCTTCTTGATAGCATCTTCTTTGCTGTTTGCCTGCAGTACACGGTACATAATTCTCCATTTACCGTCTGCCTTTGCTCTGTAGGTCACTTTCCAAGTCATTTTGTTCTTTGTTAATTTTGTTTAAGCTTGCAATTACTTCCATTTGTTTCAACAGATCACGCATTACATCAGTATCTGTGTCATCTTTATTGAGTTCATCAAGTGCTTTTTTGTGTAATAAATACATAATATTCTGATTTATATCTTTATTCAGAATTTCTTGAATTTCAAATGCTGCAACACTTGCTGTAAAAAATACTTTCAATGTTTTTTTATTCTCTGCTGTCATAGCTCCACAATGTATTTGATTTCAGACTCAGCTACACCAGTTGAATTGATGAAGCTTGTGATTGCGTGTGTGATTCCTGCAGCATTCAATGTCAATCCACCAAGCAATGGAGTTGCTTCCTTCTCCACATCTCCACGTTCAATGAAGTATGTGATGTGGTAGTTGCGTGTTGGCTGTCCTGTGAAGCTCATTGATATATCTCTGTAGAACATCTCAAATGTGTCTGTGATTTCTTTGAATATTGGATGAACATTGTCACAATTTTCAGCTGAATTTGTGACTGGATGATCATCATCACCATCCTCATCATATTCTTCAATGTCTTCTTCATTGTAGCCTTGTCCATCACAGTATGAACATTCACAATTTACCATTCTGCTAGTTTCCCAGCAAGCTACTTCGTATGCACCCTCACCGTTGCACTCTTTGCACTTGATTTTCATAGCGAATAAAAATAAAAGATTACACTTAGCACAGCCATCATTGCTGCGATACACTGAAGGACCTCCCAGTGCTCAGGAGTTGAAGGAATAAACCTTTTCATACTGTTAATTTTTAATAGTTAAATGTCTTATGACTCTGCGAAGTTATGTAATATTTTTACATATACAAATTTTAGTGAACAATTTTTTTAATAAAAAACAAAAAGCACCCCGATCTGGAGTGCTTATTCTTACCTAACGCCTAAACTATACTTATGCGAATATACTGCTTGGGCGCTAAGATAGTAAATTATTTCACTTTGCCATCTACATAGCGTAAATTTCTCACCTGCACTTCACCTTCTTCATCACGCTCCACAAACATCCATCCTAAATTCCACTTGTTGTAGGGCAGATATTCTGGTGAAAGTCCGCAAAGGCACCCAGTTGAAAATGTAGTGATTACATTGCCGTGCATATCCTTCTCACTATGCTCAGATGTTTGGTGATGGTGCCCTATCACACAGTGTGCTTTAGCTTTCATAAACAGACCACGTGCAGGATTGACTGGTGAGAAGACTGAATTGCCGAATTCATGACCATGCATTATACTCAGATCTCCAAACATTATTTTTTGACGGCTCTTGATGAGGTGAGCACCATACTGTCCAAACCTTAGTATGTTTTCAAGCTTGAAGTCTGTTATGCCTAGGAGCTCAGGAGCTGTCACCTTAAGGTAATTCTCCCATCTGTCTTCGTGATTGCCTAGCTTGAAGTAGATAGGCCCAGGAATAGCTTCATTTAACGTCTCAAGCAATTGTCTTGTCATCTCAAGTTCACCTGCTAGATCTCTCAGCCGTGGATCTTTGATGAATCTTGATGCCATATACATATCAATTGTGTCACCATTGAGCAGTACAGCATCAGCTTTGTGCTTGATACCGTATGCAATGGCAGCACTCAATGCTTCTTCATCGTGATACGGTAGGTGAATGTCTGACATTATGAGCAGTCTTCTGCATCCTTTTGGTATGTGAAACGTCTCCAGTTCCTCATAGTCACTTGGTGGTAGTTTACTATTCCATCCCATTGCTTCAAGTTTTTGTTCATCAGATCTCACAGCTACAGGATCAGGGCAAAACTTTCCTTTCATTTCACCTCTGTAGTATCTGATTTTATGGTAAACATTCGTGTACTTAATAAAGATAGATGGATGCAAAGCCATCAATGCACTGGCAGCAGTTCTGCTACCAATGTCAGGATTCTCAAGTAAAAATTCCTTGATTATTTTGACATCAATCTTCATTCACTGGATGTATGAAGCCTACCAATTCAAGTCCGTTCACTTGTTTCCAGTTGTATGTTCTGGTCTTCATAGCTACTTCAATACCTTCACGGCCACCTGCTTTGTTGGTATTCCCTTCAATGCATTTGAATGAATCTGCTGAAGCTTCAGCCACAATTCCAATGTGACCGGTCCATCCCTTTCTGCCATTCTTCACTGAGCGCCATACAGCCAATGCACCAGGCACCGCTGTAGTAGATCCCTTTCTGCCAGCACCTTCATACTGTAGGTATGTCTTGAATGCTGATGCACTGAAGTGTGATGTGTCCTGTCCTGCTTCTCTCCAAACAAGTTCAGCAAAGTAAGCACACCAAGCGTGTGAGTTTACAAAGCCTACTTCACGCATCTTCTTGTCAAATTCTGGATTGATGAAGCCCATATTCCCTGGCTTCTCCTTCTGTCCAATGTACTTGCTTGCTGTTTCTACTATTCTCTCCACGTTGCCATCTTATATATCATCCAAGCTACCACTAGAAGCCATATAGCTAGCACCACTTTGGTGATCAGTGTGACTGGATGTGTTTTCACTTTTGTTTTATTCTCACGTTTCGTGATATATTTTATCACTCTGAGCGTATCTCTTTTGAGCTTGTATTCAATTCGCTCCTGGTACCTTGTCTTTGGTACATATTTGATGACATTGTGGTACACAGGAACACTATCCACCACGTGCTTGAAGACTTCAATCTCCTTCGTGATTTCATTCCAAAGTGTATCTGTCTTGTAGATGTACTGGTATGAAGTATCTGTACCAAACTTTGCACCTTTAGCCTGTGCCTTTGTGATGTGCTTCTGTGCTTGTCTCACGTGATAGGCAGCTGTGCAAGATGACAATAGCAATATGACAATGAAGTACTTCAAAAACTGTCTTTTATTTTTTTAACGCTGGCAATAAACTTCTTGAAGCGGTTGATGATACCCTTGTCATCACCGTATCTGTCTCTGATTTTCTCATCAATGGATGATACTTCAATTCCAATCAGGAACAAACCTGCAAGCTTGGTCACTACAAATGGAACACTGAACACTGTGAGCATGGCATCATTGATCATCGCATAGTCAACCAGGAAGAGAAGCAATACAGCTGCCTCATATGCGATGGTTTTGGAAAGGATTCCATTGCGTAATCGCTTGCTGGTGAATTTTCTTTTCGTCAGTGCGAGTGCCACGATTGTATCTGCCAGGATTGCCAATCCTATAGCCAGAAGAATCAATGCGATCGGAGCGAAGAAAGCCATACATGTTAAGATGGCAGTGCGAATGAATGATGTCATAGAATAATATGTAAAGATGTTCTACATCTCAATATTTACATTGTATCCCATCTGCTCGAATGCAGCTTTTGCATATGTGTGTGCTGTATCCAGGCCTTGAATCTCACCAGGCTGAAGCTCCACTGTGATATTCCCCTGGGGAACATCTGTAAACATCTGACCAGCTCCAGATTCGAATGCTGCTTTGCTTGCATATGTTCCGATAGCAATTTCTAATGTCTTTCCATTTGCTCTCGCTGCGAATTCAATTCTGCCATAAACCAATGGCAAAGAGATTTCAGTACCAGTAATTGTGATTGATTTTTCTTTTGTTGAATTGATAAGTAAACCCATGATTTTTATTTGTAAAGTTAAGATAAAAGACCTAAATTCTGCATAACAGTTACAAGTTGTGCTACAGTTGTAATTCCACTTGAAGATTGCTGATATAGTTTAATGATGTTACCGTTTTCAGTTCTGAAGTGAGGTGCTGCGTTACCCGCTGTGATGTCATTAGAATACTGAATATATCCATCAGTTAAACTTGCAGATGGAATTCTTGGAGTAGATAATTGATAATGATTTAATCCCATACCATCACCTCGCACTTCCATAAATACAACATTTGCATTTTGAGAAAAACCCGATGCACCTGATGGAGCAGTTGCAAATTGTATAGGTGAACCTTCTCCCGAACCCGTACCATTTTGTGCAGATAGTCTAAAATATTTAGATGCTGCGGAAGTATTTTGACCATAACCACCCGATATTCCTCCTACAAATAAATTCATATTTTGAATATTTGCAGCAGATGTTACAAGTCCACCCGTACCAATAGCCATACTTGTGAATGGAAAAGACTCAGAGCCCATTACACAGCTATTATTTGATGTAAGTGTTGCGCCTACACCTATTGCTATCGCAGTTGAAAAACCACCCGTATTAACAGAATGACCTATGGCTGTCTGACTTATTCCCGATGGAGTAGTTCCTGTTCCTGTTCCAATTATTGTATTTCTTGTTCCTGATGTCGCAAGTCCAACGGAATTGTATCCGATATAAAGTGATTGAAGTGCATTTGTTCCACCCGTTAAAGTTCCAGCATGTCTAAATGGCACTGATTGAATCCATTCAGAGCCATCTCCTCTAAAAGATATTAAATCCGCACTATCCGCTGAATTCCTTACTCTAAATGCAATGTCAGTAGATAGCGCACCTTGGGCACGAACGTCTAATCTTGCGGCAGGTGATGTTGAATTTCCACCAACTACTAAACTATGATTAAAATAACTTGTATTACCAGTGAAAAATGAAAAATTTCCATTATTTGAAACACCCATATAACCAACTGAACCTGCAATTTTTGCTACAGTAAATATAGATTGTCCACTACTATAAACTGATATACCTCCATTCTGATTCGTTTGGTCTATTGACAAAGCAAAGTTGGTATTTGGTGACATATTAAAACTATGCTTACCATCTCCTGTAGCTTGAAATAAAACACCTGTTCCAGCACTATTGCTAATTGAAAGTGGTATATCAGTTGCCGCAGTACCTACCGCTTTAAGTGTTAACCTTTTTAGTGTATTGTTAAAAGTGAAAGTAGAATCTTGTTGAACCACTCCACCTTGCTGAAAGAATACTCTTGTATCCGTTCCCGAAGTGACTGGTGTAGTGCCTACAGCGATACCTCCTCCCACAGTTATATCACCAGCACCGAGTAATGAATTACCATTGACTGTCTTGATATTTGTACCACTTACCAATGCAGCTTGCTTGCCATTGAATGTGCTCCAATCAGTTGAGCTCAATGCACCTCTATTAGATGCTGATGCAGTTGGTAAATTGAATGTGTGTGTATCTGTGGCCGATGATATTGCGAAGTCAGTGCCGCTGGTGCCTACAGCAAAACTTTGAATTTGTGAAGTCAAGCCATTCAATGCAGTCAAGCCAGTTGAAAATGTTGTTATCACTTGACAAAGGTGACCATTTTCTGTATGCAGTTTGATTGTTTTGCTGCTATGGATCACATATACTCTCACAGCAAGTCTGTCAGCTGCGAGAAGCACTGTGCTTGGTACAGCTAATGCTGTTGTGTATAGATCAATCTGAGTGCCATTGGTGATGTACTCTGGATTTGCCGAGCTTGATGCAAGCAATGTTAATGTACCAGCGCTTAATTTATACAGCTCAAGATAAAATCTGGGAGTTCCTCCATTGCTTGATGCAGAAAAATACATCTCAAAATTCCAATTACCACCAGGGATTGATAATTGATTAGGCACACTTGCATCAGTGATGAATGATTGAATATATCCATCAGCATTGATAGTAAAATCTGTTCCAGTACCAATCACTGGAGAGTTGCTCATCTGCTTAAATGCCACACCACCGAGTGTACCTTGATCGATAGATCCATTTAGGTAAAAGTTTACACTTGATCCTCCACCACTTGATGTGGGAAAGTTAGCAAGCTGACCATCTCCTCGAATATATTGGCTGCTTAATCCAGCCGCTGCCACTGCTAATGTGCCGCTTGATGTCACAGGATTGCCAGTCACAGAAAATGCAGCTGGCATAGTCAAGTCTACTGATGTGACTGTGCCGCTTGTGATAGTTGGCTTGTTTATCAAGTCATCATAGTCACCAGTTGTGGCCACTGTTGCAAGGTCCGCACTATTCGCTTTATCAGCAAGCGCATTGAATACTGTATCCTCCGATGGAGCTGTAGTTGTTACTCCTTCTCTGATTTCTTCTGTTACCTGGGAAGGTATGTTGATATTTATTGCCATACTATATTGATATCAGTTGTTGTTCCTAATGTTGGGAGTGTTATTGTGTTCTGTAAAATTTCATTTACATATACATTGTATGTGGTATCCGGAAGCACATATGTATCTCCAGATGGAATGCTGTGATTGAATGTGCCATCACTATTTACTACTATAGCAGGATAGCAATCATTGCTGTGCGTTGGTGTGCCATTCTCAAAATCATAGTCATCCATTGGCAAGTCACACCAGTTACCATCATCAAACACGTTTAATGATACATTCATTGACCATCCTGCAGTCATATCTTGGCTACGTTGAATGAATGGATCTGTAGCAATGGTGAAGTTGATGTCTGAAAATTCAGTCCATCTGTACTGCTGCATTGTTATCTTGATGTCATTGCAGATGCTTAGGCAGTCTGAATGTATCTCATTGATTTGTCTGTACTCTTGAAGGTTATATTTGTCAGCAATGGTGATGATGATATTCACCTGGACAAAGCCGTCACCAAGTCCACCCGGTTGAAGTGTGGCTACCATCAAAGGATACTGTGCAGCGTCACGGCTCACAGCATCCAGATAGTCACCTTGAAAGTACTCTTTTATTTGTCTGTGTGCTGTTGCTATCTCGCTGAGCTCTCGCATCAGCTGATTGAGTGTTCTGTCCATTTCTCTCTAGGTATTTTTTGAGCTTGTCAACGGCCTTCTTTGAAGCCTTAAATTCTTTGTTTACACTATCCATCCACTTGGCTTGTATCCTGTTCTGTCTTTGTCCACTTTCTCATTGCAGTCATCTCCACAGTCAGTGATGTATTCTGGATACTTCTGTCCATTGTCATCCATTAAATGTCCAATGAGACGCTCCTTGTAGAAGTATGCATCCTTTCTGAGTAGATCTCTGAGTGCTGTAGTTTCAGTGTCCGTGTTTGCGTTCTGATATTCATCAGTAGAACGGCCCACTGCTTTGTTGGTCAGCTTCTCATTCAATAGTACTGCAGCTCTGTAGTCAACAAATGCTACCAAACAAGGCAAGATGTAGTCATTCATCAAGCCACTGTAGTCTGGAGTCCAGTCATTGTCTTCAATACGCTGCAATAAAGCTTTATACAAACATGTTCCTGTAGCAGGTTGAATGTGCATATCCTGTGTTCGCTTGATAGCCACACTGAGGATCTTTGTATCTGTATTGTTGTGAATCAATCCAAGCTTCTTCAGATTGTCCACGGTTATCATCATATTCATTTGCGCTTGATTACTAGTTGCTGTACCCAGATGTGACGGCAGTACGGTGTGCTCACCTGTGTCTCAGGATTTGTGTACCATCCACCTCTGTATGTCCATACGTTTCTGTCCACTCTGTTGCTGATGTTGTTAATGTCTTCACGTGTGTAAAGTCTGTTTAAGCCAATGAGCTTAGTACAGAATTCACGGCTCTTTGTAATCACTGGTGGAACACCCGGGCGCTCCTTGTATGTGTAAACTACTTCAAACTGTGCTACCGGTGCTTCTGCTTGGTCCACTATATTCTGTCCTAGGTCCGTCACTTGTCCCTGACTAATGACTTCAAGTGCTGTCAATTTAGCAATGGACTCAGCCACTTGTTGAATTGTTGACTGTGTTGCCTTAGCAATGGCAGTTGAATCTTCTCCACGGCTAAGCATATCAATCACATTCTTGTCATAGTCAGTCATCTGAATGAGTAGCTCACCTACAGATGCAAACATCTGGTCCTGCACAGCGAATACTTCTTCACTTGGTGTGTCCCATTCAATAATATTCTCCTTGATCACGTAATACTCTGAAGCATTACGGCCATACTCACTAAAGATATCAAGCTCATCTTTGCTGAATGTGTGATTTGTACCACAGCTTGACATAGTTGATGATGGCAGACCAACAATTTTGCGTGCTTGCACCTCATCAATTGAAGGAAAGGATGCCAAAACAATCTGCAATGCGCTGTCTTGAGTCAATACTCCTGCCTTTAATTGTGCTACAATCTCCACAAGTGATGCAATTTGTGCACCGTTTAGGGCAGATTTTGCCACATCTACAGGTGCATCTGTTGATGCTGGAGCAGTTGGTTGGTTGGTTGGTGCTGTGATTGGTGCTACAGCCTTAGCAATTGAAGCAATTGGTGCCACATCTCTAAGCTTAAGTACTGCCATTGCACCTGATAGCTTGGCCATGTAGTTAATCATCCATTCAATTTGGCGCTGTCTAGCATTTACATAGGTCATCTTGAATATCTCAAACAAGTCTGCAGACTCAGCTGCATTGAATGATCCATCCTTGATGATACCAAACAATGAAGGTGAAGTGACTGAATGTGCTACCAAGATATTCTGCTGTACTGATTTCTCAGTCATTAGATAGCGGTCACTTAGGTCATTGCCGTTCAAGCTCATCACTGTAGGTGCCGTATCTGCTGAGTCACTGAACGTGATGATGATTTCACCTGCATCCTCAACAGATTGTGTGCGTCCCTTGATTTGTTCCTTGATTTTTCTTTCTTCTTCTGATGTCTCAGGGAAACCACTAGCCAAGTTGATGAGCGTTCCAGCCTTGAAGCCATTCTGTATCTCATACATATGGAATTTACTGATGTCCACATCTGTCTGAATGGCTGTGATACCACCGTAATATGCAGGCTTTGGATAGATACCCTTCTCACCTTTGGCTTTCTTAGCAGGCTCTTTGTAGTACAGAATGAATGATCCTACAGGATTGTCTTCATCAAGTGCAGGATAGCTTCTGAAATTAGTTGCCTCTGGTGTTTGCTCACGTGCATTCCAGTCATCACTGACATAGTATGTGCGCTCATCCTCACTCATTCTCACAGCATCCACATCAATGAATTCCCAGCGGACCACGCGTGTACCTTCTCTGTTCCAAGTACCAATGGCTGCCATTGCTCCAAACACTTCAAAGTCAAAGGTCAGCATCTGTACTATCTCATTCATTGAGAAGTCACTGTAAGGATTTTGCATAAACAGTGTAGCATCACCTGATACCGTCTCAAGTCCGGAACCTGCAATGTAGAATGTCTTGCTTTTAATGATACCCTGGTGCCAAGCAGAACCGTTCAACAGCTCAATCAAGAAGAATGGATAGTCATTCTTGCGGCCCCAGTTCATTATGCCAGTTTTCTTGTCTTTCATCTCCACTGGCTTCTGGTATTCCTTGGAGAATGAAAGTGTGAACATCTTGTCACTCATATATTGTGTGTATTATTTCAGTGTCATATTCATTGTTTGCCGTTGGATCTTCTACCACTTTGGCAAGTCCTTCTTCACACAGCCTATGTGCTTGGATAGGATCTAGATTTGTGTCACTTTCCTGCTCATAGATACGGTATGTGTAGTCACCTGCATAAGGGAATACCACATCCACACCATCTATCAGTACAAATTCATCATACCTAGCTATGCCAAGGCTGATATTGTCCAGGATACAAGTGACTGTCTCAAAGCTTTGCTGATGGACAAACTCAAACAGCCAGTATGGTGCCGTCAAAGTCTGCAGTTCGGTCACTGTCACTATCAGTGTGTTGCTCTGATTCCTCTGTATTTTTAGCATTGCGCTTCAATTTAGGTGATTTCGGCTCAAAAATAAACATCAAGCCAGCTTCTTTGTACTCAGTTTCATTGCCCTCAGTGATGTACCAGCGCTTGCCTTTCATCCTGATTTCAGCTCCAATGTATTCTGCTTTTATTTTCATAGCATCTAATTTAAGCAAAAAAGGGAAGGGAACATTCCCCTCCCTCCATTATTTTGTGCGGTCTGAATTAAACTGCTGGTGACTGCTGCTCTAGCAAGTCAGCATACAATAGTGCAGATACATCTGGTACCTCATTGTTTTCAAGTCCAGCAAGTACAATTGTGTGTCCATTGCGGTCTGATTTCACCACTCCAGAAGTGTATTCTGCAGCATCATTTACCTGAAGACCTTCTTCAAGTCCAAGTGCTACAATTGTACCATCAGCTTTCTCTACCAATGCACACACTTCATTCTGTGCCAACAAATGCAATTCTGCACGTAGCTCTTTCGTGTCTGATGCCAAGATCATTGTCAACGTCTGCTCATACCAAAGTGTGCCATTGTCCTTGTTCACCTTGATAGGTGCAGTGTAGCTTGATAGATTGCTCTTAAGCTTGTACAAGAATGTCTCACCTGATACAGTCATTGATGTGATCTCATTGCCACTCATTGTGATTGGAGTGACGATAGCAGACACAGGAAAAAGCAATACCGATTTGATACCACCTTTACCATTGGTACAAGTTCTGTCATTGTACCCATTTGTCATTTCACATGCCATCTGTTCTGTGTTTTTATTTTGTGTAAAGGGAGCACCCGGAAGCGCTCCCATTTGAATCTGTTAATTAGTCGTTTCTCCAAACACCGATTTGGTCAAGGAATGGAACCTGTACACCTGCACGGAATTTAGAACGTACGTAGATCACGTCATCATCTTGTGAATACCACATCTCGTAGTTGTCAAAGTCAGAAGACAAGTCAGTACCGAATACAAAGTCACTTGCTTTACCAGTGAAGATAGCATCAGAACCGTTCAATCCTGGAACCTTAACTACACGCATGTCTGTACCTGGTACAATCACTTCATTCATTGTAGCAATTTGCGCTGGAGAATAGTGGAAGAAGTTCAAGTCTACCAAGTTCTTCATCAAGAAGTTAAATGACTCACGGCCTGCGAAACAAATGAAACCAGGATTTTCAGCTACTGCTTCTGGTGTGTTTGTGAAACACTCATAGAAGATGTCATATGCATTTTGAGAATCCATTGCTGCCACACCTGATGTGTTCAAGTTCACACATCCATTGGCTACAGTCAAGAATTGTACGAAACCATTCATCCAAGACAAGTTACCTGTACCTGTAGATTTGTTTCCTCTCCAGATCAATTTGTCAAGCTCCAATGCGTGAAGGCTCAAAAGGTATGAAGTCAATTGTGCTTCAAACGGCAAAGACTGATCTTCAGCCATTGCACCCGGACGCAAAGCCAACTGTGTCCAGAAACCTGCAAGGTCCTTCTGGCAGAAACGCTTCATGTATCCCAAAGTTTCTACAGCAATGTTGCGGTCAGTGAAGATAGTATCTCCATCTGGCTCCATTGTACAGTCACCTGATTGGTATACGATTGAATCATCAAGCAATTTGATTGCCTCAGATCCTTTAATACCTTCTTGGATTGCGATGTATCCAAGTGTTTTTGCCTCAGTCACAGAACGTGTGATAAGGTCTTCTCGTTGTTGATCAATGTATGGAGCTAAGTCAGCTACATCATAGTCAAACTTTGTGCTAATGAATTTTTTTAAGCTCATTGTTACTTGTTTAGATTGTTGCGTAAATGTATTTGTCTAGCTGTTAGAGTGCTAGTAACTCTGGAAAATTTTTCAGTCTCAGTCACGTTGTTTGAAGGTGCTGCTTTGAAGGTCTCGAATTCACCTTTCAGTCCAGATACTTCATTGCGGAGTGTCTCATTCTCGGATGAAATAGTCTTGATCATTTCAGCCATACCCTCGAATACAGCGCTGAATGCTTCAAGCTTTCCATTCACAATTGTTTCCACATCCTCAGATGACATTGACTGTGCAACTTCCACTGCACTGTCTTCATTGATTTTTGCGATCACAGCAGTTGCCACGTCATAGGCTACTCCCATCTCAAGTCCTAATTTTTCAGCTATCACTTCTGTGACATCCTCCAAAACTTGTGGTAAGATGTCAGCTGAGATTGCCTCAAATTCTGAGCTTGTTTCTTCTGCTACTGGTAAGTCATTTGAAGCAGATGCTGTTGTATCAATCACTTCAGTGACAATTCCATTTGCATCAACAACAATAGAAATTCCAGCCATTTCTCCACCAAGTGCATGCGTGCCCTCTGGAGCTGGTACCTGCTCAGTCTCAGTCACTACAAATACAGCTGTACCAACAACAAGCTCTCCTTCATAAGAGATTTGTGTGCCGTCTTCTAGCACTGCCTCGTTGAAAGCTTGTGCTGATGCTGAAAATGTAGCTTTCAAGTCTCTGATTGAGTCCATGATTGCTTTGAAATTTTCGTTCATTTGTCCTTTGTTTATTAGTATATGTATTCTTGTTCTAAATTTTCCAAGCTTCTGCCTCAGTATTTTCTCTGATCAGCTCTAATTCTTCTGCATTATTGTCAATGTGCTTGCTTATTCTCAGCCTATTCACTAGCATATACTTATGCTTGCCTGCAGTGAAGTACACATTCTCCTTTTTGATGCCTAGCTTTGTGGCCATTTCGTAAACTGGTCCACCATTGGACTGTGTTCTGGCTGTGATGATGAAGATTTCATCACCTGCTGCAAGGTATCTGCGTGCCATGTCCTGGCCTTTTGCTGTAGTCAAGGTATCATCATAGTCAAATGAGATTCGTTTCCTAGCAAAGGCCATATCTTTAAGGCTGTCAATTTCTTTCTTGATTGCAGCCATCATTGCTTCTTCACTTGTGCCTACGTGTTCCAGGATGAAGTCACCTTCTACACTGAATCCTGTCCATTCACCTGCCTTGGCCCGGTTATATAGCTCAGTGTTCTGTGTTTTGTAGCTCACTATCCAGCTGCCATCATTCACATCCTTGAAGCGCTCAGGTGCTGTGAGTCCTTTGTCATTGTCTACCTGGTAGCTGTGGATCATATAGATATCATCAATCACGTTGCGGCCATTGTGCTCAATGTTCACATTGTTGTAGTTGCCTCTCCTAGCATAGTCAAAAATGATATCTTTGATTGCAGCCTTGGTGAATACCACATAGTATTCTTCTTTGGTCCTGCTGTCGTATCTGTAGATTGGAGTGTCTGCTGATATTGCCACTCCACTGATGACCTGCTCCACGTCATTGAATTCAAAGCGCTTTGCATTGGCAAAAGTCTGAAAGGAGATTTCATGTGCAGGATCATGCACCAGGCTATTGAAGCTCACCGTAGTTTCTTCATTGTTGAGATCTATGGAGATTTCGTATATTGGTAAGTTCTTTATCATATCTATATTATGTAAGTTTGTTCTATGAAGTTCGTCTATCCATACAAATACCGGTACAATTATTTTGAGATTGAGCACTCAGTGAGATGGCTGTACCTTGCCTATCCTGATGCTGAAGTCTATATCATTGGTGACAAGCCACAAATATCTTCACCATTTATCCACATACCGTATGAGTCATATCTGCCGTATGCTGGATGTGATGTGACTGACAAAGTGATGACATTCTGCAAGATGATTGGTGATGAGTTCATCTTGATGAATGATGACTTCTTCATCACTGAAAGATTCCCACTTCACCAGGTCATGTACTATGACTTTCTTAATGTCAATCCTTCACACTCCATCACCTATCAGCGTGCTTGTGAACACACCATTGACTGGCTCACTCATCACTACTGTGAAACCTACAGCTTTGAATGTCATCAGCCTGTGCACATCCAGTCAAGCAAGTTCATTGAGTTGTTTGAACACATCCACTACCAGGCACACAATCACCTGCTGAAGTCCATCTACTTCAATGTATGGCCACCAAGAAAGTATGAAGGTACAAATCTGAAGTTTGGCTATTCACTGACCAAGGCAAAAGAAGCACTGGAGAAGTACGGTGCTTTCAGCTGCTCTGAAGAATTTCTCACAGCTGAAAACAAGCGCTTCATCAGTACGTACTCAGGCTCTGCTGAGTTGCCACCTTCTGTTGGGTGCCAGTTATGTCACTCTCCAGTACCACCACTTGACTGATTGGTGGGCCGTTCTGTCCACCAGGAAGGAAGTCAGCCAATGAAGTCTGCTGTGCATTCATTGTGCCACCACCTAATGTAGCTGCTGATGCTCCTACTGAAGAAGACGTTGCTACATCTGGCATTGTTGGTGCTGTGCCACCTTCATACTTTGTGCTCAATACAGCGGCCAATTGTGCG